GTCTCTTTGGTTTTGGAGTATATGTTTCTCCACCTGTAACATCTGTGTAATCAGCTTCAAGAACTTTGATGTAATCTTTGATGATGCTTATCTCATACTGGAAACTTTGAGATTTATTCATGTTTCTCTCAAGAGTATTCTCTACTGAGTGAGGAGCATTTACTGCATCTCTGACGTTACCAGTTGGTGCATCAGGTCTGTTATCAGTGAAGCTATCTATGAGAGATTGTGATTCAGCTACAATGTCTGCATCTGACTTCTCTTTCCAATCTACTTGTTGGTAGAGTTCGTCTAAGAACTTTGTTATGATTTGTTTTTGAAGATAGTAGTTCTGATCTCTATCTTTTATTGGGAATGCACTCTTTATGCTTTCTGCTATGCTTAACTTTTTCATTACTTTTTTCCTTTCAAATGAGACTGACTTAATTGTCAATCTTATGAGTGCATGACAATCAAGGAATATTACCCACTTGGGGGGCAAAGCCATCTTAGCAAGGGCGAGGTACGAGCAACGTTTACCCTTGCAAAGATAATATTCTTTGATAGACATAGCATCGAGTTGATTGACTATGGGGCAGGGTCATAGGAAAAATGTAATAATAAGCAGAGCAGAAACAAACATAGCATTCCCATAAAAGTAGAAGAAGAACCCATTTGTACGGAGGGGAATTGTCATTTGTGCATTGACAACACCTCTCAGCAAGTGCCAGAAAAGGGGGGAGAGATCACCGAGAGAGGGGGGTTTGCATGGCACTTACTGAACGTAAGTTGACAAAGAAACAAATGGCCTTAGTTGATACTATCGTAGCAGAAGGCTGTAGCATTAAAGAAGCAGCCACAAAGTCAGGATATGCAGAAGGTGAAGCTGGGAGAGTAACTGCCAGTAAGACTTTGCGACTGCCTCATGTGCAACAGTATATGATGACAAGGGTAAGTGAATCCATTGGTTTGAATGCTACGACCGCCTTGAGTACAGTTGTAAAGCTTGCCAGTGGGGCTAAGTCGGAGTATGTGCAACTGGAAGCGAGTAAGGATATCTTAGACCGAGCAGGTTTCAAAGCCCCTGACAAGCACTTACATCTGCACAACGGCGATCTCAAGGTACAGATTGATCTAAGCTAGGGGTGGGGGGCAAAAACTGTGCATTGTACTGTCGACGATCACCTCAACTCACATAATTCTGCCACAAAGTATTTTTAAGTTAGACATGCTCAACAAAGGAGAATGAGGATGGCTAATAGTGGCATAGCATGGATAGATTCTTGGTTTGATTTTTGTGTAATCTTATTAGTAGAATTGGCGAAATGGTTAGGAATAACTTATGAGGAGATCAATGTTTACTTGTTCTGCATCATACTTCCTATCGTTTTAGTTGGATTATTTTTTGAGGTTATAAGGCTCAGATACATTTGTGCGTTTAGGAAATAGAATTGATGGGGCATATTATGCACTATGAAAGAATTTCAAACTGCATTTTTAAAGAGTTTTCTTAATAGTTTACGACCAGAGTTTATGGACTCTGATAAGTTTGATGATACGTCTATGTCCCCTGAGACTAAGAGGGTTATTGCTCGTATAGCAGACTATTTTTATTCTTCTGATGAAGTAACTGCAAAGAGAGAGAAAGAGTTTGCAAATAATCCTGAGATATTAGAGGGGATGTCTAATGGTCAGGTCAATTATGCAATGGTTAACAAGCTTCTTAATTTAGATAGTTATTTTAAGGATGAAGAGTATCAGGGTGCAGGTACAGATATCAAGATGATACTTGGTTCTTTTAAGGTTAATAGGTTAGATGATGGTGGTTATAGAATAACTGATATCTACGACTTCTCTAATAATAACGATTTTTTTAGGAAAAACTTTCCTGCTGTAACTGAATACCTAGATGAAATAGGTGTTGAGGTAGACAACAATGCTTTTGAGGTAATAGGTGGTGCATATGAGTCAGCAACAGAGGGAAGCTTTTATCCGTTGGCTAGAGCTTTAGGTGAATCCTTTATGTCTGATGAAAAGTCACCAGAGGAAGGTGGTTCTACTTTAGTGGATTTTACTATACCTAAAGAAGATGAGGTATTTGATATACCAATGCCATCACCTAGACCTGAAGAAGTTATGTTGCAAGTAGAGAACTATACATTTCCAAACGATCCTATGGATTCAGATAGAAAAAATTTTTTAGATAAAATGTTAAATTTAATTTTTCCAATGGCAGAGGCTTCCACGTTACCTCCAAAAATCGAACAGCCTCTGCCTAAACCTAGTGTTGAGGGTATAGAAATGCCTATGCCAAAACCTAGTTTGGAGGTTGAGATGCCTGAAGCAAGGCCACAAGGAGAGATGCTCTAATGGCTAAGACACCTGCATGGACAAGAAAAGCAGGAAAGAATCCTAAAGGTGGTTTGAATGCTAAAGGTAGAGCTAGTTATAAACAAGGAACTTTAAAGCCACCAGTTAAGAGTGGTGATAATCCTAGACGAGCAAGTTTCTTAGCTCGTATGGGTAACATGAAAGGGCCAGAGAAAGATGCTAAAGGGAAGCCTACTAGGTTATTGTTGTCGCTTCGGGCATGGGGTGCTTCAAGCAAAGCAGATGCTCGTGCAAAAGCTAGAGCAATTTCTAAACGAAATAAAGCGAAGAAAACAGCTTAAGGAAACTTATGCTACTGTTAAAAGATTAAGACGTGAACTTTTAGAAAGGAGAAACAAAAATGCCAATGGGTAAAGGAACATATGGTTCAACTAAAGGAAGACCACCTAAAAAGAAGAGCATGTTAACTGCAAAGCAGAAGACATTACCAAAATCACTCCAAGCTAAAATTATGAAATCAAAGAAGAAGTAATGGCAGTTAACGCAGCAGGAAACTATACAAAGCCTGCCATGAGAAAGGCTTTGTTTAATAGAATAAAGGCAAGTGGCAAAGGTGGTAGGCCTGGGCAATGGTCAGCTAGAAAAGCACAGATGCTTGCCAAACAATATAAGGCAAAAGGTGGTGGTTATAGATAATGTTGTATATCAACTTCAACTCTATCAACTCTCTCAACTTTTAGAGATTTAATAATGGCATTAGCAAAATCACAAAGGTCACTTCGTGCATGGACTAGACAAAAGTGGAGAACGAAATCAGGCAAACCTAGTACACAAGGGCCAAAAGCAACTGGTGAACGTTATCTACCTGAGAAAGCAATTAAAGCTTTATCTTCCAGTGAATACTCCAAGACTTCGGCTCTTAAACGAAAAGCAATTAGAGCAGGTAAACAAGTATCTAAACAGCCCAAAAAGATTGCTTCAAAAACGAAAAAATATCGATCTTATTGATAGGATTACAGAATGAGTTTCTTACACACACTTAAGATAGAAGAAAGAAGAATACTAAGAGAAGTTGTAAAACGTGTGCATCTCAAACATCACCCTGAACAATTCTGCACTGACAGAGAGGCAGACAAGGTGATAGCCGTTATTGGCCCTGAGACTGTAGATAAACTTCTTCGTATTGGGGTAAACACAAACATTGATAACGTTTAAATACAAACCTGATGGTGATGTAGCGAAAGCATTTCTAAAAGATGACACTTTCTTTAGAGGGATAAGAGGCCCAGTAGGAAGTGGGAAATCAGTTGCTTGTAGTATTGAAGTCTTTAGAAGAGCCTTACAACAAGAGAAATCAGCAGATGGTAAACGAAAAAGCCGTTGGGCTATTATCAGAAACACAAACCCACAACTTAGAACAACCACAATAAAAACTTGGCTTGATTGGTTTCCAGAGGAAGATTGGGGAAAGTTCCAATGGTCTGTTCCGTATACACATAGGATAACTAAATCAGATTTAGACTTAGAAGTAATCTTCTTAGCATTAGATAGACCTGAAGATGTAAAGAAGCTGCTTTCATTAGAACTTACTGGTATATGGATTAATGAAGCAAGAGAGATTCCTAAAAGTATTATTGATGCATGTACTATGAGGGTTGGTAGATATCCGTCTATGAGAGATGGAGGCCCAACATGGACAGGTGTGATAGCAGATACAAATGCTCCTGAAGAAGATCATTGGTGGGCAATCATGGCAGGGGATGTTCCAGTTCCTGATCATATTCCTATTGAAGAAGCAAGAATGTTAATTAAGCCTGATAATTGGAGATTCTTTACACAACCTTCTGCTATGATAGAAGATAAGGATGAAGAAGGTTCTGTGATGGGATATCAAAAAAATCCTAAAGCGGAAAATACAAAGCACATGATGCAAAGTTATTATCCAAACCTTATTCAAGGAAAAACAAAATCATGGATAGATGTATATGTAATGAATAGATTAGGCACTATCCAAGATGGAAAGCCAGTTTATAATATGTTTTCTGCTGAATCTCATATTGCCAAAGAAGAAATACCAGTAGCTGATGGTCAACCAGTATATATAGGGGTTGACTTTGGATTAACACCTGCTTGTGTTTTTGGACAAAAGATAAGAGGTAGATGGTTATTGCTACAAGAGATAGTAGCCTTTGATATGGGTATAGTGAGGTTTGCAGAACTTCTAAGGCAAGAGATTGCTGTTCGATATAATAACTGTGAGGTTAATATTTTTGGTGACCCAGCAGGAGATTTTAGGGCACAAACAGATGAAAGCACACCATTTCAGATATTGAGAGGTGCAGGTTTACGAGCAAGACCAACACATAGTAATGATGTTTCGTTGAGGATTGAGTCAGTAACTTCTGTTTTAACAAGAATGGTTGAAGGACAATCAGGAGTTTTAATTGATAAACGTTGCAAAGAACTGATAAAAGGTTTTGAGGGTGGGTATCATTACAAAAGAATACAAGTATCAGGCGAAAGATATGACGATAAACCAAACAAAGATAGGTTTTCTCACATACATGATGCTCTTCAATATCTAATGTTAGGCTCTGGAGAAGGCAGACAAGTCATGGGACATTTTCAACAAGCTAAAGCATTTAATGCAAGAACAGAATTTGATGTATTTACAAGACAACCAAAGCAAGTTAGAAGGCAAGGACTATGGTCAAGGCTTTAAATTACCCTATCCACCCTGTCCACAGTGTCCACATTGTCCATTTGTGCGTTGTGTAACTAATTTTGCGTATGTAATTGTTAAGAAAAAGGAGATTTAGTATGTGTCTAGGAGGCAGCCCAAAGACTCCACCACCTGATCCTATTGTAGAGCAGGAAAGAGAGTCAGCTAAAGCAGAAGAGCAAGTTAAAAAAGCTGAAATGAAACAGGAAGCACTTGAAGAAACAGTGTCAAGAAAAAGAAAAGGTGTCGGAAGACGTTCTTTGTTGAGTGGTTCTGGTGGAGGTATTGGTTTTTATAATCGATATGACACTTAATTATGAACTTTGCTGATATCTATCTAAAAAAATACGAAAAAGCTAAGACTATAAGGCTTCAGTTTGAAGATTTGTATGATGAAATCTTTGAGTATTGTTTACCACAGAGACAAGGGTTTAAAAATTATACCCCTGGGCAAAGACGAGATGATAAGATATTTGACGAAACAGCAACTGTTGGTGTTCAAGAGTTTGCTTCTAGGTTGCAATCAGGCCTAGTTCCCAATTTTGCAAGATGGGCAGACTTTGTTGCAGGTAGTGAAGTGCCTGAAGAAGAGGCAGATACTATTAATAATGAGTTAGATAAGGTAACAGAATATGTTTTTGAAATTATTCAGACTTCTAACTTTGCTCAAGAAATACATGAGTGCTTTATAGATTTAGCATTAGGTACGGCTGTTCTTCTTGTTGAAGAAGGTGATGCAGTAAATCCAATAAGATTTCATTCTATACCATTGCCACATGTTGTTTTAGACACTGGGCCTAATGGTAGAATTGATCATGTTTATAGGGAAAGAGAGATTAAATCAGAGGATATGATTGTTGCTTATCCTAATGGTGTTTTTTCTGAGAACATGGTTAAGAATATGAAACATGGCGAAAAAAAATGTAAGGTATTAGAAGTTTCTTGCCGTATCTATGATGATCTAAATGAAGAGCATTATGCATTTATGGTTATAGATGTTGAAAATAAACATCTTATTTTAAGGGAAGACTTCAAAGGAGTTGGCTCTAATCCATTCATAGCTTTTAGATGGAGTAAAGCAAGTGGCGAAATATATGGCAGAGGCCCTGCTGTGAATGCTTTATCAGCAATAAAAACATGTAACCTTACAATCGAAATGGTTCTTGAGAATGCACAGATGGCTATCTCAGGCATATATCAGATGGATGATGATGGGGTTATCAACACAGATACAATTAATCTTGTCCCAGGGACTGTTATTCCTAAAGCCCCAGGGTCTCAAGGATTACAACCTATAAGATCAGCAGGTTCATTTGATGTTGCTAACTTGGTTCTTAATGATATGAGAAACAATATCAAACGAGCTTTATACAATGATATGTTAGGTGATCCTAATAGAACACCTGCTTCAGCAACTGAAATAGCAGAAAGAATGGCAGACTTATCAAGAAAGATAGGTTCAGCTTTTGGTAGATTGCAAGCTGAAATGGTTCAGCCAGTATTACAAAGAATAATATTCTTGCTGAGAAAGCAAGGCAGGATTCAAATCCCAACTGTAAATGGGAGAGAAGTGAAAATTAAGAGTGTATCTCCCCTAGCTCAGGCACAGTCAAATCAAGATATAGTTTCTTTTGATAGGTTTTTAGAACTTATTCAAGGCAGATTTGGCCCAGAGATATTGAATCTCCTTGTCTCCTCAGAGGAAGCTGCAGTATATTTGGCCAAGAAGTTTGGTGTGCCTGACAAACTTATTCGTGATGTTGGTGAAAGAAAACAGATAGTAGAAATGGCTCAACAAATGCAACAACAAGGAGTAGGAGCGAATGTCCAATCACTTAGGGGCTGATGGATTTAAAAGAACAAAAGAACAAGACTTAAAAATATCACAAGATTTACTAGCTACATTTAATACACCAAGTGGACAATCTACTTTGCAATATCTAAAGTCAGTTACGATAGAGGCAGTAGCAGGTGGTGCAATCTCAAACGAAGAGTTGAGGCATTTAGAGGGGCAACGATACCTTGTTGCTTTAATAGTTAAAAGAATGAAACTAGCAGAAAGGGCAAAAAATGGAAGAACAAACACAACAAGCTGAAGCACCAGTAGAAGCTCCAGTTGAACAAACAGCACAAGAGGTTGTTAGACCTGAATGGTTACCTGAAAAATTTCAGACACCTGAAGAGTTGGCCAAGTCTTATGGAGAGTTATCAACAAAGATTGGCCAAAAAGAAGACGATATTAAAGAACAAGTAATGAAACAGCTTGAAGAAGAAGCTTATTCAGGCAGGCCTGAAAGTGCAGGTGACTATCAAATACCTGATGTATTGAATGAAGAAGAGGCGGCAACTAATCCATTACTCAAAGAATGGGCAGAATATGCATGGGAAAATGGTTATTCTCAAGAAGAGTTTTCGCATTGGGTAAGCAAGTTTGCAGAATATCAAACTGCACAACAGCCTGATCTTGATTCAGTAAAGACTGAGTTAGGTGATAATGCAAATGCAAGAGTTGAAGCAATACAACTTTGGATGAATAAGTTTTTTCCAGATCAAGAAATGCAAGAAGCAGTAGCAGAACTTGGAGCTTCAGTTGGTGGCATCAAAGCTTTGGAAAAAGTTATTGAAGCTACTAAAGGAACATCATTAAATACAAATACTGTTACCACTGGACAACTTTCACAAGCAGATATAGAAGCTAAAATGAAAGACCCTCGTTATTGGCAACAAGGAAAACGTGACGAGGCATTTGTTCAAGAGGTAAATAATGATTGGAAACGATTACTCAATACTGGGTAAGTATGGAGATGCTGAGATAGTCAAAGCAAAACTATCTCATGCAGAATATCTACAACATCATTTAAGGGAAACAGATAGAAGGGAGTGCTTGATATCTAATTGCACTCCTTGGAAAGCTTTGCTGTATCCAATAAAAGCAAAAAAAGCAGAAACATATACAACAATTATTGATGAGAATCCTGCAATGATGTTTGGTGTAGTGCCAATAGATGTTGATGTTGCTCGTATTTGGATGCTTTGCTCTGATAAAGTAGAAGAAAAACAAAAGTCTTTTGTAAAGTTTAGTCTTGATGTTGTTGAATATTTTCAAAACAAATATTATTTACTGGAAAATATTGTCCCAGTTGAACATAGAAAAACTATAATATGGCTAGAATATTTGGGTTTTTATATTCATCCAACACCTTTTTTAGTAAATGGTTATAAAGTCTTTCGATTTGTGCGTTGTCAAAGAGAAACACTAGAGATTATTGTGTAATCATAGACAGCCTATTAACAGCCGATTGCCCGTAAGGATAACAAGTTGAAGCTAGAGGTAGACAACTGTACTGAAAACGTAACTTAACTTAAGGAGACTTAAAATGGCTAATACAATAGATACAGCCTTTATTAAGCAGTTCGAAAGTGAAGTTCATCTTGCTTACCAAAGAATGGGTTCAAAGTTAATGAACACAGTAAGGCAAGTGAACAATGTCAATGGAAGTGTTGTTCGCTTTCAGAAGATCGGTACTGGAACTGCTTCAACTAAATCAAGAAATGGTATGGTAACACCAATGGAACTTGCACATACCACAGTAGAAGCAACATTAAGCGATTATTATGCAGCAGAGTATATTGATAAGCTTGATGAATTAAAAACAAATATAGATGAGAGACAAGCAATAGCAACAAGTGCTGCTGCTGCTTTAGGAAGGAAGACAGACGAAATCCTTTACTCAGCTATGGACTCAGGTGCTAATTCAACTCAAATACATGACACAAGTTCAGCAGTAGAAAAAGCTGATATCTTAACTGTATTTGAAACATTTGGTACTGCAAACATTCCTGAAGATGGTGGAAGATATATTGCTATGCATCCAAAAGGTTATGCTGACTTATTCTTAATTAATGAGTTTGCATCATCTGATTTTGTTGGCGATCAAAACTTACCATTCGCAGGTGGTATGACAATGAAAGAATTCTTAGGATTCAAGATATTCTCAACATCAGCTATTACAGCAGGTAAGAATATTGCATATCATACAACTGCAGTAGGACTTGGTATTGGTGCAAATGTAACTACAGAGTTAAATTATGTACCAGAGAAAGTATCACATTTAGCAACATCTATGATGTCCATGGGTGCCAGTGTCATTGATGACAATGGTGTTTATGAACTTCTTGATAATAACTAAGGGAGGTTTGAATGGCTTATAGTGCAACTGGACTTACACGTATGGCAGGTGGTGGGGGCTACAATATGTGGTACTACTCTAGCACAGATGCTTTATCAGTAGTTCGTGCTTCTGGTTATTTCAATGATGCAGCAGGTATGATGAATGTTGGTGATTTAGTTATCGTTTACGATAGTGATGCACCTACAATCGCATTATCAGTTGTGTTGTCGAATACTGGTTCTGTCGTTGATATAGCAGATGGAACAGCAATCACAGTTACTGACACAGACTAAGGAGTAGGGGGAGCAATCCCCCTATCTTTATATGACAAGTACAAAAGCAAACTCAGCATTAGATATAGCATCAAGAGCATTAGTTCTTATAGGTGCAGAACCAATAACCTCTTTTGATTCAAGCTCAACTGAGGCTTTAGTTGCTTCTAATATGTACGAAGATACAGTAAGAGCATCGCTTTCAATGTCTAGGTGGAGATTTGCTACTGAGCAAGCAGTATTAAATCAATTAACGGATGTTCCTACTGGCAGATTTGATATGGCTCATCAACTACCTAGTGATTTATTAGTTCTTCATGCAGTGACAGTAAATGATAATCGAATTCAATACTCAATGTATGGAGATAAAATATTCTCTGATAGCACAGCTAATGAAACATTAGTTGCTGATTATACATTTAGAGCAGATGAAGTTAACTTTCCGTCTTACTTTACAATGGCCGTTGAATATTCTTTGGCAAGTATATTTGCTACAGCAATCGCAAGAGATGATGGTCTTATGAATTTAATGGAAAGAAAAGCAAATGTTCTTATGGCACAAGCAAGAAATCTTGACTCACAACAACAAACAACTCGAAGATTAACAACATCAAGGTTTATTACTGATAGGAGGTCTTAGTGGCTAGAGTAAGAGTGCCACAAAATAGCTTTCAGTTTGGAGAGATAAGCCCTTCTTTAACTTCAAGAACAGATAGTCCAGTTTATACAAATGCTGCTGAAAGAGTTAGAAACTTTTTTATTAAAGGTGAAGGTGGTGTTTTAAAAAGGCCTGGGACAAAGAGATGGGCAAACTTTGGAACAACCCCATCCTATGATTCATCATTAAGGCAAACAGTTCGTATTGAACCATTTATATTTTCTGATGATGAAAAATATATAGTAGCATTCAGTAATACAAGAATAGAGATATTTCAGATAAGCCCTACTACTGGTGACATATCATCCATACAATCTATTACTGGTCAATCATGGTTGGTAAATACCTCTTCAGCACCTTATCTTGAAGAAATTACATTTACTCAACAAGGTGATGTAATGTTTATTGCTCATAATACCTTTATGATAAGAAAGCTTGTAAGGACTAGCTTAACGACATTTACAGTTGAAACTTTTGCATTTGAAACATCTGTAGATGATCAGCATGTTTTTCAACCATATTATCCATTTCAACCTTTGGGCATGACAATATCAGCAAGTGCTACAAGTGGCACTGGTGTAACATTAACAACATCAGCAGATTATTTTACATCCGATCATGTTGGTGTTTATTTGAAGATTGGCAGTACCGAGTGTGAAATAACTGGATATACAAATGCAACAACTGTTACTGCTACTATTTTTGGAACACTAAGGCAGCAATTAGATTCAAATGCTCTTAAGACTACTGAAGGTAGTTTAGCTATACAAGTAACACATCCTTTACATGGTTTGTCTGTTGGTGCTTCTATTACAATAGATAGAGCAGGTACAGTTGGTGGCATAGGCATATCAAGAATTAATGGCACAAGAACTATTACAGCTATCATAGACGAAAATACCTATGAATTTAATACAGATACAAGTCACGAAGCTTCATCATCAGAAGATGGTGGTGGAAGACCAAGAATTGAAACTGGAGCAGCTACAACAGAATGGCAAGAGCAAAGTTATTCTGCATTAAGAGGTTTTCCTGCAGCAGTTACATTTCATCAAAATAGATTATGGTTTGGTGGAACACTTGCACAACCTGATGGTATTTGGGGTTCTAAAACAGGACAGTATTACAACTTTGATGTTGGTGACGCAAGCGACAATGATGCGTTAGATTTAACTGCCAATGTTGGAGAAATATTTTCAATTAGACATTTAGTGTCTAACAGAGATTTGCAGGTGTTTACAACTGGCTCGGAACTCTTTGTCCAAGCCCCTACTGACCGACCAGTTACACCTGCAAATGCTACAATAAGAAGACAGACACCTTTTGGTGCAAGCTTTGTTAGACCTACAGTATTTGATGGTGCAACATTGTTTATACAAAAAACTGGTTCAGCATTAAGAGAGTTTTTGTTTTCAGATGCAGAAGCATCTTATACATCTGTAGCAGTATCCTCACTTGCTCCACATTTAATACTTGATCCAGTTCAGCAAACATCAATCAAAGGTGCTTTAAATAGATCAGAAGCTTATTCTTTTCTTTTAAATAATGATGGTACTATAGCTGTCTTTTACTCAATTAGAGGTGACAGAAAAGCAGGTTGGACATTATGGGACACACAAGGGAAATGGCATTCTATATGTTCAGTGCATGAAAGATTATTTGTTGTTGCATCAAGAGATGATGGATCAGGATCAGATAAGTTGTTTTTAGAAGAGTTTCAAGTCGATATGCCTATGGACTTTTGTGATAGTTTTACTGGTACTGCTAGTGTTTTTAGTAGTTTAACATCACATTTTTCTAATGGTGCAGTTGTAAAAGCAACATCAGGTAATAACTATTTGGGCGAGTTTACTATTGCAAGTGGAGAAATAGATGCTTCAGATACAATAACTGGAGCAACACAAGCATATATTGGCTATGCATTTACTCCAGAGATTAAGTCTTTACCAGTAGATGCAAGTGTTGTAGGTGGCCCTTTAACTGGTGAACCGAGGAAGGTTACAAGGGTTACATTGGATTTAGTATCTACATTATCTGTTTCAGTTAACTCAACTGATTTAATAATACGAAATGTAACAGATGATATGAGTTTGGAACGTACTGCCGTTACTGGTAAGGAAGAGTTCCGTTTATTGGGATATGCAAGAGACCCTAGAGTTACTGTCTCACAGTCATTCCCATTTGATTTACAAGTAAATGGCATGGTTATGGAGGTCGCATTTTGATTGAGATGATGATTGCATCTGCTGCATTTCAAGCCTTTGGTGCAGTTCAAGCAGGAAGAGCAGCTAAAGCAGAAGCTCGTATGCAAAGGCAACAATTAGAAGAGCAGAAGAAAGATGCTCAACTTATTGCTTTACAACAAAGTAATGCAAGAAGAAGAAACTTACAGGATTTTTTGGCACTTAATGAATCTCTTACTGGTGTTACTGGTAGAGATTTAAATGATAGATCATTGAGGGCTTTACAAGAAAGAGCAAGAGAAGCTTCAGATGAAACAGAAGATAGAGCAAGATTACAGTTTTTAACAGAGCAAAGGCAAAGAGATTTAGGTATTGCTGTTGCAAATATGAGAGCAAAGAATGCAACAAGAACTGCTTTAATAAGTGCAACATCTAGCCTTTTATCAGCAGGAGCTAAATATTCACAAGTAGCACCTAAATCAGTTGGATATCAATCACCAACTTATACAAGTTCAGATTTTGTAGGATTTAGATAATGGCAGAGTTCTTAACACCAAAACGTAATACATTTATAAATAGACAAGTAGGTGTTGTATCGACAAATACTGGTGGTCAGCAACTAGGTAGAGCTATACAAGAGGCAGGTGCTAGAGCTACTCAACTGTTTTATGAAGAGGCTGTTAAAGAACAGAAGAAAGTTGGTATTGAAACTGTAAGAAAAATGCCATCTGTAATGACAAGGAATGATCAAGGACAGTTAGAGTTTGAAGCACTGCCTGAGAATTTAAGTGATGTTGCACGTGAAACAGCAACTCCTTATATTTTGAAAAGATATGCTAACCAATTAGATAGACAAACTAGTGAACATATTGGCAAGTTATCTGCTGATACAAAAGATTATGCAGAATTTAACTCAAAAGTACAAAGCTATTTAGAAGAGACTGAGAAGCAGTTAAATAATGACAATATAGGTAGAGACCTAATTGGTATGTTTCGTGACTCAGCAAGCAAATTATCGGCACAGTATGGCATAAAAAAGTATCAAGATCAGATTAAAGAAGAAGAAGCTAATGCATTAGAAGATTCTTTGTTCTTAGTTGATCGTTATACAAACGATATGGCTATGTTTGTTCGTGAAGGTTTAGATGATAGTGCATCTATGAATAAGCAAGAGGCATTAGCTGAACTTGAATTATTAAAAGGTAGAATACCAAAACGTACTTATGATGCATATAGAGCAAGGCTAATTGTTGCTGAAAAAACTGGTATAATTACAAGAACAACAAGAGGTATGTCTTCATTAGAATTGAATCTTGTTGAAAGAGCAGTAAGAGATCAAACATTTGAGGATTTGCCAAAAGACTTAAAGGACAAATTAAATAAAGTAGGAATAGACAATTCTTATTTTAGGGATATGTCTGAGGCTAATATAAGTGAAGTGCAAACAGATATTGCAGCTAGGGCAAGTAATCAAGCAACAATAGAAAGTGCTTTAGTAAAGAAAACAGCAGACACAAACTATCAAGCACAATCACAACTTGGAATTGCACCAAATACAGCTAAAGCAAGAGAGTCAATAAATACTTTATTTACTGGATACAGTGAGCCTATACAATGGGCAATCAACTCTGATTTAATTAATAATCCACAAGAATTAAATAAGCTTAGACGATCTAATATAATGCCATCTAATCTTGTACAAGCTCTAAAGTTAATTGAAAATCCAACAACATTAAGACCTGAGAATGTAATGTTGCTAAATAACTATAGAAAGCAATTTCAGTTTGTTGGTGGGCAAAAGAAATCATTACCAATAAGCAGTGAATTACAAGCTAAGTTTGAAACCTTTGATAAATTCATGCAGTTCTATGGTGTAAATGGTGCAGAGCAAGCATACAATATGACATTTGCAGAGGGCGCTTCTACTTCAGAAGCAAGAGCTTTTGAAATAAAAAGAAAGCTTGGGCCTGAATCATCAGGTAATGCAAACTCTTTAATAGCTAGAAAGATTATGGATTTAGCTATTGAAAATGATTTTACATCTGATGCTATACCATTACTAAAAACATTATATGGTCAAGTGTTATCAAATAAAAATGTTACAACAGATATGGCAGATGAAATAATTACAAACCTATACGATCAAATGTATGTAAAAAGTAATTATACCTTTTCATTTAATACTGGAGCAAAGGTAGATTCGAGATTTGCACCAGAGAAATATATGCAAGGCACAGAACTAAAAGAGTTTGTAACAGCAGCAGATATGAAATTATCTTTATCTGATAAAAATTTAAGACTTGGCGAGAATGCTTTTCTTTTACCTGACCCTAAAAGTGGCGATACTGGTGCATTATACTATGCAGTCAATGATGCAGGTAACTTAATATTAGATAAAAATAATCAACCAATACAATTCAAAACAAATAATATTTTAAAAAATGTTTTAAAAAGCAGATTAAAGTTACAAGAAAAAATTAACAATCTTTCAAGGCTGCAACAAATAAAAGAAAAGAAAGGTTTTGTACCTACAGATGAGGGAGCAACAGTTTCAGGAGAAGGGGTTGCAGGTTCAGGTGTTAAAGATGAAGGTATGGAATCTGCCTTTGATAGATTTAAAAGTAGGTTCAAGTAATGGTAGAGTTCAATCCTAGGTTTGGCAAACAAACGATTGTAGGTGTACCTCTCACTAATTATTCACAAACAGTCAAAGCTGACCCTACATTTGGTGAAAATTTTCTAGCACAATTAGGATATACCTATGCTCCTTTATATGGGGCAGCAGAAGAAGAATTACGTTTTGGCAATGTCAAACGAGAGAAAATGGCTTTTGAGTTAGAAGAATTATCTGGCTATGAAGATCACATAGAATATCTAGTTCGTGCTAAAAATAATGATCATCTTGAATATCTTAAATCACAAATAGATGAAAATAGAAAAAGAAGAGATATCATTGGTAGGTCTAATTGGTATGCACCATCATCTTTAATTGCAGGTGTAGCTGATCCTTTAAATGTAATGTTTGCTCTTCCAGTGTTTGGTCAACTTGGCATGTTAGTTCGTGGTGGTATGACTATGTCACAAGCAGCTAAAGCAGGTTTAAAAGGTGGTGCTTTATATGCAGGTGCTAGTGAAGCCATAAGAGCACCATTCGATCAGCTTAATACTTTTGAAGAATCATCAATCAATGCCATATCAGCTATAGGTTTGGGAACTGGTCTTGCTATTGCCCCTAATGCTTTTAGAGCTTTGATGCCTAAGTTTCAAAAGACTAGTGATAATTTACAAGCTATGGCTCAAGGTGAAAAAAGAGTTGACGTAGAAAACCTTGGCAAAGAAGTTGTTGATGGAGAAGTATCAGAAGATTTAGTTAAAACATTTTATACAAATTATCTTATGCACCTTGTGCCAAGTGCAGGTAAACGTATTGCTAAAAATGGCACACAATTAATGAAAGACTATTATGAACGTATTAATGGTCATGCTGTTTTAGCTAAAGAGAAAGACTTAGTTGGACTAGGGCAACATCAAAGTATATTACAACGTGATGCATTTTATTCTGTAGATGCTAATAAATTTGTAAATGATTTCCAAATATTTTACACAAGAGCTATTACTGGTGATCCAACTAGGAAATCTACAACACAATTTATGGATTTTAATATTGACTCAGCCAAGGCTAGAATAGGTCAAACATTTGGTGGAGAAACACCAACATTTGATCAGTTCTTTGATCAGGCTTTTAGGAAATACATAATCTCAAAAGACTCTAAAAATCAAAGACTTATTGGTGCATTAAGTGATGATGAGAAAATTATGCACACTAGATTTAAAGAGTTCTTTGATAAATACAAAGATGATGCACAATCTGTAAGTTTGTTAAAAGATGATGCATCATTACAAAAAGAAATATCTACACTTAAGAAAGCACTTGATGACTTAGATGCTGAAGTAAAAACTTTGCAATCACTTGATGATGCAAAAGGTTTATCACCTGCACAAAGGAAAAGATTAATTAACTCAGATGCAAGAAACTTCGAACTTACAAAGAAACTTAGATGGGCAGAGGATACTTTAGAAGAAGGTATCTATAATAAATTTATTGCTCCAATATATTACAACAAGAAGTTATTGAAAGAAAGTGCAGAAGCTAGAGAAGGTCTTACAAAAATATTTGAAAGGCATCTTACTCGTAATCCTGCTCGTGTATGGGATGATGAAGCACAGCAATACACCAACAGATTAGTGCAAAACCCAAGGCAGTTTGCTGAAGAGACTGTATCTTCTATATTAGAGGAAAATGCAGATAGTGTAGAGTTTTTTACAAATCGCCCTGGGAGTGGAAAGCATTTAAAACATAGAGTCCTGAATATTCCTGAATATGAAATTGTTGATTATATAATTACAGGGCCAGAGGTTATGTATAGTTATGCACAACGTATGGGCAAACGTATTGAATGGGCAAGAAACTTTGGTGACAAAAACATTGATGATGTTTTAGAAGAAATCGAAGTGGATATGAGAAACAAAAACTTTGACGAAAAGAAGATTGCAACATTAAAAAGAGATTTTTCAGAAGAAATTAGAAGAGCAACTGGTAACGTAATAGAAGACCCAGATACTTTGAATAATCAAACAGCACAAGTTCTTAGAACAATGGCTGGTACAACATATCTTCATGGTGCAGGATTAGCAGCAGTAGGTGACTTGGGTGTCACAGTTATTGAAAGAGGATTTAAAAAAATAGCAACACCATTCTTCAATGCAGAAGATAGAAAAGCTTTTTTTAAGAATGCAAAAAATGCTCCTTATATGATTGATAATATTGATTTAGCTAAAGCATTAATACAAAGAAGGATGGTAGAAGACAGTGTTAAACGTATACAACCATCAGGAACAGAACGTGTTCTTAACCTAGTCAATCAAACATTTTATAATGTACCTATTGTTGGTAATAACCTTGGTATGCTTACAAAGTATATGAAGATTATGGATGGTGCTTTTAGACAATCAGAACTTATTGATATGGCTGTAAAGATTAAGAACAACACAGCTACAAATTTTGATGTTCAATTTATGAGTCGTTATGGATATAGTATTGAAGATGCAAAAATACTAGCTGATATGCCCTGGGAAAAAGGTGACAGTATGTATTATGCTAATACAACACAATGGTCACAGAAGACAGCTAAAGATAGAGAAGTATATAGACGATTCCAAACTGCATTAGATACTGGTGTAAGTAATGTAATCTTACATGCTACATCATTTGACAAACCAATGCTTGTTAATGGTGTCTTTTATATGAGACACAGACCATGGATGAAGAGTGTTAAGAATCCTTTTACTGGTGCTGAGTTTTTCCCTATAGACAAAAGAGCATCAACCAAGAATATTGGTATGGTAAGGTTTGAGAACCAGTTATTAGGTTTGCCATTTCAGTTTATGAATTTTGGCATGGGTGCATTTACTAGAATTACTGGTGGTATGTTTGATGTTGCAAGAAGACATAGACTTGCAGGTGCTATGGCTATGATGTTTTTAGGATATTCTGTATTAAATATTCGAAACAGAAACAGAGCATACTTTTTTGAAAAAGAACCTACTGATTTATTAGCAAGAACTATTGATCAATCAGGTATTTTAGGTATTTATTCTGATATATTTTATATGTCATTACATGGAATGATGGGTGCAGGTATAATGAATGACTCAGAATATCTAAGGGGCAAGTATAAACCTGATGCTATAGATGCTTTTGTTGAGCCATTTGGTGCATCTATAGGGCAAATGACTGATTTTGGTAGAGTTGTATATGATTACTTAAATGGAAATGAAAATGCAGCTTCAAAGAGGCTATCGAGGAATGTTCCTTGGATACAGTTGTATGGTTTGAATGATGATTTCAAAGACTTACTACGTTCACGCAACTAGATTTGTGCGTTTTAGAAAATATTTTGACACTGTAAAGTCCTATTATGACAATATCTTTAAGTGATAATACCCCAAGGGTATCCTATAGTGTGGCAGAAGGTGTTACTCAAACATCTTTTACAGTTAATTTTGAGTTCTTTGATGATGCCGATCTTAACTTTTACGTTGATGGAACTCTCAAAACCCTGACTACTCACTACACAGTGACTGGTGGAGATGGCTCGACAGGTACTATAACGACAACAGCAGGAAATGATGTAACTGGTATTAGTGGTGGTAGTACAGTTGTTATAACCAGAGACATTTCTCTTGCTAGAACAACAGATTTTCCATCGGCAGGTGCATTTGAGGTTGCAAAACTAAATACAGAGTTAGATAGATTTACTGCTATAGCTGCAGATATCAACGATGACACAGATAGATCAATTCATCTTGCTGATGATGATGAATCAGTATCTACACAATTACCATTAAAAGCTGATAGGGTTGGTAAGGTTTTAGGTTTCAATGCAACAACTGGTGCAGTAGAGGCAGGGCCTACAATAGCAGATGTAAGTTCACTAGCACAAATAACAGCAGATATTTCAACACTAGCTGATATTGAAGATGGCACAGATGCAACAGATGCTATTCAAACAGTAGCAGGGATATCAGCTAACGTTACTACAGTCGCAGGTATCTCAGCAAACGTGACAACAGTCGCAGGAATAACAGCTAACATAGCTTCTGTAGTAGCAGATGAAGCGGATATTGGTACAGTAGCTACAAATATTTCTAGTGTTAATACAGTAGCTACGAATATAGCAGACGTTATAACAGTAGCCAATGATCTTAATGAGGCTGTGTCTGAGTTAGAAACAGTTGCTAATGATTTAAATGAAGCTACTTCAGAGATTGATACAGTAGCAGGAAGCATAAGCAATGTCGATTCAGTTGGAACAAACATAGCCAATGTAAATACAGTAGCAGGTATTAGCTCTAACGTAACTACTGTAGCAGGGGTAAGTGGCAATGTAACAACAGTGGCTGGGATTAGTGGAAATGTATCTACAGTTGCAGGAATAAGTAGTGATGTCACTACAGTCGCAGCAGATGGTACTGATATAGGCACAGTTGCTACTAACATTACTAATGTAAATACAGTCGCAGGAGTTAGTGGAAATGTAACGACTGTAGCAGGGATATCAGCTAATGTTACTTCAGTAGCAGGAAATGCAACAAACATAAACACAGTTGCAGGGGATACTACGGCAATAAATACTGTTGCTAATGATGCAACTGATATAGGAACTGTGTCAACAAACATTGCCAACGTAAATACTGTGGCAGGTATATCTGCTAACGTAACGACTGTTGCAGGTGATACAGCAAATATTGGAACACTGGCTACAAATCTTAATGGCACAGATACTATAGGAACTGTTGCAGGGTCTATTAGTAATATTAACTCTGTTGGTGGTTCTATAGCCAACGTAAACACAGTGGCAAGCAACCTTGCTTCAGTAAATAACTTTGCTAATACCTATCGCATTGCATCTTCAGCACCTACCACATCATTAGACTTAGGTGACTTATACTTTGATACCACATCAGATACATTAAAAGTGTATGGTGCTAGTGGATGGCAGAATGCAG